GCGCTGGTATTCCTCAATGATTTCTTTGTTCATTTCATTAACTCCGCTGGCCGTGGCTTTGGCCTCATTGTTGGTGTTGATGTTGGTTCACATTGCGCCCAAGCGTCAGGGTATTCATGCTGAACAACCTTTAACATTGGTTTCATGGCTTGGCTGCATTTTTTCTCAGTGCTGTAGGCAATGTGCGTTAGCGTTGTGATGCCCAAAGTTTCCATAGAATAGTGTATGATAAGAACTGTCCAAAACATTTATTTATCCGTTTCTTCTAAATATGCATCTTTAACTAAAACCCCGACAAACTCCGCAAATGTCATCTCAGGTGGCTTGCTTTTTAAAATCCACCGCAAGCCATCTATTCCAATAACTTCGCAAATCGTTGAAATCCTGCCTGCGCTTTCGCCGTTTAATCTATGGCTTAAAAAATTATACGCATCTGGAGGTCTCCGTTTAGAAACCCCACCCGAAAAACGATCTTTCTTTAAAGCAGCGGTCACAACGCCCATCGTTAAACCCATCTTACTCATAATGGATTTATACGAATGCCCCTTTTCCCGCAGTTTAATTATATTGGCGTCACGCTGCGTGTGATCAACATATGGGTATTTACGTTTCGTCATTTTGTTTCCTTTCTTACTCTCACAAATTCAAGAACCTGGCGCGATGCATCCCCCGCACCAATCCCAACAATGACCGTGTACCCAATGTTTTGCAGGTAGTTAATCATGCTCTTTTGTTCCGTCGATAGCCTGCCACCAGTCTTGCGCTTCATTTCAACCCACAGCCGCCACTCAGGAATAAACAAGTCTGGTATGCCCCTCACAACGCCCTCCGCCTTTAAACGCTTGGCCCCAGTAATTGACCGCTTTTCCCCATTTGGTATCGCAAAAATCAAAACTCGTGGGTATTGGACGTTAAACCAGTTTACAAACCCGACTTGCTCAGAATGCTCAGAAGGGGATGTCGGAATAACTAAAGTCAACTTTTTCACGCTTTTTCTCCTGACTATAATCTAGCTGCACAATCTCTTTGAACCTTGGGTCATGGCTGGATGGTTTTACCTTTATGCGGCTTGGCGTGATCCAAAAGCTGCACTCATCAAGAGCCTGTTGTGTTGTGGTGGCAGATGCCCCAAGAGCCGACCTGCGTGATGTATATCGGCTTGCAGCATACCCCCCGTGATCTGGGCATAGCCACTCACTAACGCCCGTCAGGCCGCAGTAGTAGGTCACCTTAACGCTGTCAGGCTTCCCCTCCTTACGGTGCCGTGCGTACAGCACATCCTCAACATCAAGCCACTCAGCCTGCACCTGCGACGATAGCATGGCCCCACCATAGCTAACCGCAGCGTGGTTTAATGTCGGCGCTGGGAATTGAAACCCACACTCAGGGCAGATCTGCGTGGCCGCGTGGACAATCATCTGACATGATTCGCATGTCTTCACAGGCGCATCACCCTCCCCAGCGCCAGCCGATTTATCCTTTGGCTTAACCTGATCAATAAACCCGTGCCGCTCGACATTCTGTCCGTAATCCAACACAAGGCAATTCTCCTTGCCTTCGGCCAATCTTGTCCCACGGCCCACCATCTGGACGTATAGGCCCGTGCTGGCGGTTGCCCGAACCAATGCAACCAAATCAACAGACGGCGCATCAAAGCCCGTGGTTAGCACGTTTACGTTAATCAGGCAGCGGGTCTGGCCCGACTTGAATTTAGCCAGTGTGCTGTTGCGTTTGTTCTTTCCGTCCTCACCCGTCACAAGATCCACTTCAATCCCGTGAACCTCGAACTGCTCTTTTAGCATTCCAGCGTGGTTTACCCCACTGGCAAACACCAGCCAGCTTTTACGATTAGCACCAAGTCGAACGATCTCCGCAACAGTGGCGTTCACCAATTCAGGATCAGACGCGGCAACTGCCAAATCATGCTCGACAAACTCACCCCCGCGTTTCTTAACATTGGTCAAGTCAATCTGTCTCATGCCGCCCTTGCTGATGACGGGCGATAGGTAGCCCTGCTCCATTAGCATACCCACTGAAATATTGTAGGCAATCCCATCAAAGATCGCCCCATCCCCCTTGTGCAAGTATCCACTGTCCAATCGATATGGAGTGGCCGTCAGTCCCACCACCTTTACGTCTGGATTGCAAATCTTCAGGTCATCAATAAAGCTGCCGTAGCGCGTTGTCGTATTGGCAGGCAACATATGTGCCTCATCAATTATAACCAAATCAGGAGCGGGAACCATCTTGTATGCC